CAGAACATCAAAAGGCTAGAACTATCGCAATTAAATAAAGATATTACTAGAGGCGTCCTAGCATTGCCTTTGTGACGCCTTTAGTGTATTATGTAAGTATGAATAAGAAATGCGGAGTTAGTATAAAAGTAACACACCAGGTTTCCAACCTGGAGAAGATTGGGCAGTACAATCACTCCGCTCCATTACAATTGAAAAAGGAAATATATGATGAATCTAAGTCAAGACACAATTAGTATCTTAAAAAACTTTTCTGATATTAATACAAATATCCTGGTTAACTCAGGACAACAACTCAAAACGATATCGACCATGAAGAACATTCAGGCCGTTGCTGATATTTCAGAATCGTTTGAGCAAGAATTCGGTATCTATGATTTGCCAGAATTTCTACGAGCAGTAGAACTTTTTGATAAATCTAATATTGCATTTAATGGTGGAGCAAATCTTACCATTAACGATACCTCAACTAAACAATCAATCAAATACTTCTTTGCAGATAAATCAGTAATTGTTTCTCCGTCAAAGACTATAAACATGCCAGATAAGTATGTTACTTTCAATCTAAAGAAAGAAAGTTTTGATAGGTTGATGAAAGGTACTACAACTCTTAATCTACCAGACGTTGCTCTTAAAGGCGATGGCAAGGTATTGAAAATGGTTGCTACTGACAAGAAGACACCATCTTCAAATGATTATTCTATTGAGGTTGGCGAAACTGACAAAACGTTTACTGCTTATTTTAAAACTGAAAACTTTAAGATGATTAGAGACGATTATGATGTTGCTATATCACAGCAAAAACTATCACACTTTATAAACAAGAACAAACCAATTCAATATTGGATTGCTCTCGAAGCTGATAGTGAGTTTTAAATGGCAGATAGTATTCTTGTAGAACAAAGAGAATATCATCAAACCACTCACTACATCAATAGAGAAATACCTACATATGAAATTGTAGCCGAGTTTGGCGATTTAGAAACCTTTAATAAAGGGTTCCTTGATACCGACCATGCTGACTTTGATGGTGAGTTAAGTGATAAAGTGAATGAATTCCTAGATGGATTTGACTACGACAGAGTAGTTGACGAATGGACCATGAGAAAAGGTGGTTATGATGTTGACTTAGAAGTTGTAGATAAATTTACCATGACGGAAGATAGATAATTGAATAACGTGGAGTATATATTATGTCAGAATACCTATGGGTCGAAAAGTATCGACCTAAAAAGATTGAGGATTGTATCCTCACCGAAGAACTTAAAAAGACCTTTCAGTCTTTTGTAAAACAAAAAGAAATACCTAATCTACTATTGTCTGGTACTGCTGGTACCGGTAAGACAACAGTTGCCAAAGCATTGTGTAATGAAATTGGTGCTGATTATATTGTCATCAATGGTTCAGATGAAGGTCGTCAAATAGACACGTTACGTCACAAGATTAAGAACTTTGCTAGTACAATGTCACTAGAAGAAAAGTCTAATCATAAAATTGTTATCATTGATGAAGCAGACTATATGAATGCCGATTCAGTACAACCTGCCTTACGTAACTTCTTAGAAACATTCCATAACAATTGTAGATTTATATTTACATGTAATTACAAGAATAAAATTATTCCTGCATTGCATAGTAGATGTACAGTTATTGACTTTGCCATTAAGAATGGTCAGAAAGTTAAGACTGCTACTGCCTTTATGGCACGTATGGAAGACTTGCTGACTAGTGAGAAGATTGAGTTTGATAAGAAAGTATTATCAGAGTTGATACAGAAATACTATCCAGATTTTAGACGAACAATAAACGAACTACAAAGGTACTCAGTTAGAGGTAAGATTGATACTGGTATTTTGTTTAGTTTATCTGAGGCTAATACCAAAGAACTTACTAAAGTATTAAAAGAAAAACGTTTCAATGATATGAGAAAATGGGTTATTCAAAACCTAGATAAAGAACCATCATCATTGTTTACAAGTATCTATGAAATGCTTTACACAGCATGTGAACCTAAGACTATACCACAAGCAATATTAATTATTGCAGGTTATCAGTACAAGGCCGCTTTCGTTGCTGACCAAGAGATTAACATGGTTGCCTGTCTAACAGAAATCATGGCAAACTGCAACTTTAAGTAATGACATTTTTTCATGCAACTCTTCCAGCTGAAGAGAAAAAGTGTCCTAAATGTGGCGAAACAAAACCACTATCAGAATATCATAAACATAAATCAATGTTTATGGGTGTACAAGGTCATTGTAAAATTTGTAGAAACAAAGGTGGTTTAGGTTATTCAATGGACGCTAAGGTTGTTATGGATAGACTAGGCATGAAACGACCATCTTTAGGAACCCCATGTGAAATTTGTGGTGATGTTGAACGGAAATTATTTTTTGACCATTGCCATGAAACGAAACAATTTAGGGGTTGGTTATGTCCACAATGTAACTTTAGAGTTGGCACCATGGGAGATACACCAGAAAAAATAAAATACAACTATAAGAAAATTATGGAGTATCTAAATTATGTATGAATTGAAAGACTATCTCAAAGCTATTAATGAAACCAAAGAACCATTACTAGATACCACAGATGAGACATGGGAAAAGAAGTACAGTCCATTTATTATTAATAGATGTATGTCCATGTTTTATGATACCATAATGCACACAAACGAGATGAATGGTCTACATTTTCTCCCAAAACGTATGCAGTTCCACTATCTTATAAATAGTGTAAGAACTAAGAAGCGATTTGGTGGGAAGTGGTTATCACAGACCAAGTTTAAAGATTTAGAACTCGTAAAAGAGTATTATGGCTATAGTAATGCAAAAGCAAAGGAAGCTCTATCTCTACTTTCCTCCGACCAACTCGATAATATTAAATTGAGCCTTAAAAAAGGTGGGAGAACTAAAAAATGAATGAAGAGACAATAAACTGGTCACAGGAAGATATGTTAGAAGTAACTATCAAACAACCTGACGACTTCTTAAAGGTACGAGAGACCTTAACTAGAATTGGTGTTGCAAGTCGTAAAGATAAAACACTATTTCAAAGTTGCCATATTTTACACAAACAAGGTAAGTATTTTATTACCCATTTCAAAGAGTTATTTGCTCTTGATGGTAAGAAGAGTACACTAACGCAGAATGATATTCAACGTAGAAATACGATTGCTTTATTGTTACAAGATTGGAACCTTATTGATGTATCTGATAAAACTAGAACGGAAGATAAAGCACCTTTAAGTCAAATTAAAGTATTACCATTTAAAGAGAAAGCTGAATGGACTTTATCTGCTAAATATAATATAGGTAAAAAACTACCTGAAAGTACAGATGGAAAATAAATGGACGTTACAAACTTTAGAGATTATCTAACAGAAGGTAAGAAAGATTTTTTACGCCTACTCATTATTACAGATGAGCCAGAGGGTGCAAAAGAATTTCATACTGCCGATAGACTACAAGAGGAGTGTAAGAAGTTAAATTATCCTTTCTACCTCTTCAAGTTAACTGGCGGTTATACAACCTATGAAGATGGTGTCCGTAAGTTTCATAACAAAGATGATAAGAAAGGTTTTGAAGTAGGTGCAATGACAGTTGCTATCATTCGTGGTAGTGTTGTCAGAAAAGATAGTTGGATGGACTTAGTGTCTATGCTTGAACGTGCTAACTGTACGTTAGTAAATCCAAGAACTACTATCAACATGTGTGCCGACAAATACAGAACTTCTTTAAGACTTGCAGACTATGGTTTAAAACAACCAATGACTAAGTTAATCAGTGACCCCGAAAGGTCAGTTGATATGGTTGAAGAATCTGGTATTAAGTTTCCTTTAATTATGAAAACACTTAGAGGTAGTAAAGGTGTTGGTGTATTGTTTGTTGAAAGTCCAAAAAGTTTACACTCAATTGTACAACTTATTAATAAACAAGACGAAGACGCTGACCTATTAGTGCAAGAGTATATTAAAACCGAGTATGATGTCCGAGTACACGTATTAGGTGGTAAAATATTAGCCTCTATGATGAGACCGGTTATCGAAGGAGATTTCAGGTCAAATGTATCACAAGGTTCAGTACCAAAGAATTACAAATTAACAGATTTAGAAATAGAAGAATGTTTAAAGGCTGCTAAGGCAGTTGGTGGTTATTGGACAGCTGTTGACTTTATACCAAGTAAAGACAGAGAAAATAAACCATGTTATTTCTTAGAAGTAAATTCAAGTCCAGGCACAGAGGGTATTGAAGACGCTTCTAAAATGAACATTGCAAAGGAAGTTATACAACACTTTGCTAAGAAAGAAAATAGATATACAGTACCAACAGAGTGTGGTTACAAAGAGATTTTAACCATTAAACCTTTTGGTGAACTAGTTGCCAAATTTGATACAGGTAACTCAGGCATGCCAGTTATACATGCAGACAAAGTTACAGAAGATGGTAAGAAAGTTAAATGGTCGTTACTTGGTTCATCAATAACCAGTGACATAGTAAGAAAAGAAAAAATTAAAGTTGGCGGTCTTAGAGACTATGAAGAGGACCGATACGTTGTAAAACTAGACGTAGAATTTGCCGGTGGTGTCTACAAAGATGTAGAATTTACCATTGATGATAGAGAAGATAGAACACCTATCTTACTTGACCGTGAGTTTATGAACCGTTTAAACGTGATGGTAAACCCACAAAGAAAATATGTAGTAACAACCAAGTATAGCATTGACTAATTGGTCAAAGTGTGTTATACTGTATATATAAAATGAAAAGAGGATATTATGATTAAGATTATGCGATTAAGTACCGGTGAAGATGTTATCGGAGAGATTAACGAGAAAGATGGTTTAGTAATGGCTAAGGACGCATTTGCTATTATTCCTATGCAATCATCTCCAGGTAAACCTGTTCAGTTGATGATGACACCTTGGATGCCATACTCAAATGAGTCAACAATTACAGTAGATAAAGATAAAGTTATCACAATCTACAACCCTAAGGCTGATATTTTAGCCTCGTACCAACAAAATACAAGTCAAATTATTACAGCAGCTAAACCTGGTCTAATTACAGAAACAAGTTTACCAAGGTTGTAATGATATCTGTATACTTTATCAGAGATGGTAAAGAACGGATTGAAGTTAAAGTAAAACCCGGTCTTACCTTAATGCAGGCTGCTAAACAGGCAGAGTTGGAAGAAATTCCTGCTGACTGTGGCGGCAATCAAAGTTGTGGAACATGTCATGTACATGTAGAGACGCTTGCCAAATGTGGTCCTGCCGAGTATAATAGTTTAGAGACAGAGTTATTAGAATATGAAGATGGTTATGATAGAATGACAAGTCGTTTGAGTTGTCAAATTACCCTATCAGAACGACATGATGGATTAACAGTGAAATTGAGGTCAAATGAACTTTTATAAAAACGTAGTAGAACACAGAGGTAAACTTCTTATTCGTGGCATACATGACGGACAAGATTACAAAGAGAAGATAGACTTTGGTCCTACATTGTATTCTCTTACACAAGAACATTCACAATATAAAACATTAGATGGTAAGAACTTAAAACCAATTGAGTTTTCTGACATAAGAGCTGCTCGACAGTTTCGTAAAGATTTTTCTACACCAAATAGTCCTGTTTATGGACTTGAACGTTATCATTATCAGTATATTAATAACGAGCATCCTGAAAAGATTGAATGGGATAAAGACCTCATTAAAATCTATACAGTTGATATTGAAACTACCTGTGAAGGTGGTTTTCCTAACGTAGAAGACCCACAAGAAGAACTGTTAGCAATCACAGTTAAGAACCAAAGCAATAAACAAATCCTAACATGGGGTGTTGGTGACTTTGTAACTGACCGACCAGATGTAACATACGTAAAATGCAAACATGAAAAAGAATTGATGTTTGAGTTTATGAAATTCTGGATGAAAAACTATCCAGATGTTATCACTGGTTGGAATACAAAATTCTTTGACGTACCGTACTTGATGGCACGTATCACAGAAGTTGCAGGTCCTAAGATTGCCGATAAGATGTCACCTTGGTCATTAGTTAATAAAGGCGAAGTAGTAACACACGGCAGACCTCAAACCACTTATGAACTAGTTGGTATTGCCAACTTAGATTACTTAGACCTATACAAATGGTTTATACCTCAACGACAAGAGAGTTACAAACTAGACCATATCGGTTTCGTTGAACTTGGTCGTGGTAAAGATGACATGGGTTTTGAAACATTTAAAGATTGGTATACTAAAGACTTTCAATCTTTTATTGATTACAACATACAAGACGTTGAGATTGTTGACGCCTTAGAAGATAAACTAGGTCTCATTCAACTAGGTCTTACTGTTGCATATGAATCTAAAGTAAACTTCCAAGATATCTATTCGCAAGTGCGAGTATGGGACACCTTAATTGCTAATCATCTTTTAACAAAAGGTATTTGTATTCCGCCTAGAGAAGATTCAGTAAAGAATGAAAAGTATGAAGGTGCTTTTGTGAAAGACCCTATTCAAGGTCAACATAAATGGATTGTTTCTTTTGATATCAACTCACTTTATCCACATATTATTATTCAATACAACATATCACCAGAGAAATTACTAGGTACAAATGGTGGTGCCGTTTCAGTTAATCGTATGCTAGCAGGAGAGACAATTGAAGGAGTGCCTGAGGGTGCATGTATCACACCAAACGGTGCAATGTTCAAAACAGACGCACAAGGTTTCTTACCTGAGATGATGGAGACCATGTATAATGAACGTGTTATATTTAAGAAAAGAATGCTTAAAGCAAAAGCAGAATATCAAAAGACTAAAGACCCCGAACTAGTTAAAGAAATTGCAAGATGTCATAACATTCAATGGGCAAGAAAGATTGCCTTGAACTCAGCTTATGGTGCAGTTGGTAACCAATACTTTAGATTCTTTGATGTACGACAGGCTGCTGGTATTACTACTGCTGGTCAATACATCATTCGTTTCATTGAAAAGAAAGTAAACAATTATATACAAAACATACTAGGCGATACAAAAGATAGAATTGTTGCCTCAGATACAGATAGTATTTACGTAACACTGGATGACCTAGTAGAGAAAACTTGTAAAGGTAAATCTAAACAAGAGATTGTAGACTTCTTAGGCAAAGTATGTGACAACAAGATTGAACCATTTATTGAAAAATGTTTTGATGAACTTGCTGGTTACACACAAGCATTTAGAAATGCAATGGTAATGAAACGAGAAGTAATTGCTGACAAAGGCATATGGGTTGCTAAGAAGAGATACATGTTAAACGTACTTGATGATGAAGGCGTTAGACTTGCAGAACCTAAACTAAAACTTATGGGCATTGAGGCAGTTAAGTCATCAACACCACAAGTATGTAGAGACAAGATTAAACAGGCCATTAAAATCATAATGGGTAAAGAAGAAGGCGACCTACATAAACACATTGCAGATTTCAAAAAAGAATTCTTTACAATGTCAGCAGAACAAATTTCCTTTCCTCGTTCATGTAATAACTTAAAGAAGTATCGTTCTTCTAGTCAGATGTTTATTAAAGGCACACCAATCCATGTGAAAGGTGCGTTGATTTATAACCATGAACTAAAAGAAAGAGGTCTTGGTCAAAAGTATCCTTTCATACAAGAAGGTGATAAGATTAAATTCTTAAAGTTAATACCTGCCAATCCATTTAAGAATGATGTGATTAGTTACATCACTACATTGCCTACAGAGTTTGCATTAGAACGTTACATAGATTATAATGTTATGTTTGATAAAA